GTGACGGACAAGATGCGCAGTCAGTTCGAGGCGTGGCATGCCAGCGTAGTTGTTGGCGAACCGCCTCACGACAAATACAACAACGGCGATTACCGCAACGTGCATGTTCAGCGGTATTGGATTGGCTGGCAGGCCTCTCGCGAAGCCGTGGTCGTTGACCTCCCCAGTGTTGAGGAGAACGGCACCCTTACCAGGGGCGTGATCATTGGGGTTCTCGGCGTGGTCCGGTCGAACATCGAGGCCTTGGGCCTGAAGGTGGCACCATGACCGACCTGATCGAAGTGAGGGTATCGAACCTAATCGGTGCGCCGCTGGACTGGGCGGTGGCCATGGCCGAAGGCTACAAGCAGGACACCGAGAACCACCTGACGATTATCAGTCCCCGGGGCGTCTTCACCAGCGTGAGCATTCGCGGCGCCTCCGAAGGCTTCGGGTTTCGACCATCCACTAACTGGGACCAGGGCGGCCCGCTGATCGACAAGCACAACGGCGGGCTGCACTACGAGGCCCACCTCGCCGACGCGAACTTCCGCTACAGCTCTGGGCCAGGCAGGACCGGTTTCTGGTGCTACGGCCCAACTGCGCTAATTGCCTTCTGTCGAGGCCTGGTCAAAGCCAAGCTCGGCGATACCGTCCAGGTGCCCAAGGAGCTGATGCCATGACCGAACAAAGCACAAAGGAATTCTACTCTGTCGATCAAGCCTCTCAGCATGCTGCTGAATGGTGCAAACGCAATCCCGCATGGCGCCGGATCTGCGATATCCCGGATATCTCCGTGTTCGAAAAAACCTACCATGAGATTCCAAAGCGCGAGCGCGCCTACTGGGAAAAGAACGGCGGCGAAGAATGCTGGCGTGAATTCGGCGCCGGGGGAACCAAGGTGCCTACCGGATTCATCTCTGGAAAGGGCGAGTTCTTCGACCACGTCCTCAAAGTTCCGCTCCATCACAACATGATGATGGTGTACCGCGTGGGCAAGAGGTGGAAGCCATGATCGCCCTCGCCTACATGGCATACCTGATCTACAGGGGGCCGCGATGAGCAAGCCGCACGCACGAACCAGCACCGGCGCAAAAGTCACTATCACCATCGAGATGACGAATCTCGGCTCATGGGGCCCGGACTGCACCCTGGACCAGGTCTACCGCCAAGCACGCGAAGCGGCAATTTGGCGATTGAATAACGTCTTCAAGGATCACGTCGCCACAACCCGCATCCTGGGCCCGGTGATCGTCGAAGCCGTCACCACCGACCTCGAGAAGCGTTAACCCCTTCCCCTACCACTCAAGCCCGCAGACATGCGCGGGCGAGGATTCTGCATGCTCGAAAACATCGAGGTGATGCGCATCAAGCGCTTCGCCGCAAACACGGCTGGCCGAGATTTCGCGGTCGGCGACATTCACGGGCACTTCACCCGCCTGCAAGCCGCGCTGGACGCCGCCGGCTTCGATCCGGCAGTCGACCGACTGTTCAGCGTTGGGGACCTGGTGGACCGTGGGCCCGAGTGCCGAGACGTACTCGACTGGATGGCCAGGCCTTGGTTCCACCCGGTGCGCGGCAACCACGACGACTACGTCTGCAGGTTCGACACCTGCGACGTGGACAACTGGGTGTACAACGGCGGCGCCTGGTTCGCCGGCCTGGCCTGGGATGAGCAACGTGAATTCGCCGCCCAGTTCCGCGAGCTTCCGATCGCCATCGAGGTGGAGACGTCTGGCGGCCTGGTCGGTGTCGTGCACGCCGACTGCCCATTCCCGTCCTGGGATGAGCTGCGGGCCGCGCTCGAGGCGCCGGAAACCGCCAAGCAGCTGCGGCTGACCCAGAACACCTGCATGTGGTCGCGCAGACGGATCGAACTTGGCGAGACCGAAGGCGTGCACGGCCTGCGGGCGCTGGTGGTCGGCCACACCCCGCTGCACAAGCCGGCAGCCCTCGGCAACGTCATTCACATCGACACCATGGGCTGGCGGCCGCAGGACGGCGGGTACTTCACCCTGCTGAACATGGCCACGCTCGAAACCATCCCGCCCACACCCGCCAAGCTCCGCTGGGACTGAGCCAGGAGCCATCCATGAACCTGATCGACTGCTACGTCACGAAAATCCTCGGCGCGCCGTACCGCAAGTTCGGCGCCTGGTGGGTCGACGTTGAATACAACAGCTGGGGCAGCACCAGCACAACACTGCTCATGTTCCGCACCGAGGAAGCCGCCCGGGCGGCGAAGGTCGGGCACCACTTCACGGCCTGAGGAGGCGCGCAATGGTCCGATACAAGACCGTGGAACAATTCTCCCGCGAATCTGGCTACACACCGGACGCCATAAGGACCAAAATCCGCGACGGCAAATGGCCGAAGCACATGGTCTGGCGTAAAGCGCCTGACGGAAGAATCCTAATTGACGTTGAGGGGTATTACTCATGGGTAGAGATGGGGGAGGCGTCAGGCCCGCGTCTTCAAGTAGTATCGAAATCACATTCCAATACCAGGGCGTCCGGTGCCGGGAGCGGGTCCAGCTCAAGCCCACCGCCGCTAACCTGAAAAAGGCGGAGCAGCACAAGTCGGCAATCGAGTACGCCATATCAAATGGAACATTCGATTACGCCGCCACATTCCCGCGATCAAAGCGCGCCGCCCAGTTTGCCAGGGCCAGCTCAAACCAGAATATCGGCGTCTACCTAGATGAATGGCTGGAGCGGAAAACGAAGACCTTCAAATCGAGCACCACGGCCCTATACCGGTCAATCATCAGATCGATACTCAAGCCAATGTTTGGGGATCTGTCGCTCGGAGAGCTCAACAAGAAGGTAATCAAGGATCAGTTGTCCGATTACCAGGTTTCGAACAGTAGACTGACCACAGTTCAGACCTGCTTTCGGTCGGCACTCAATGACGCAGTAGAGGACGAAATCATTGAGAGCAACCCGCTTTCGGGATGGGCATACAAGAATCGGGAGGAGATCAAGGAGGAGGATGATGTAGATCCGTTCACCCGGGAGGAGCAGGAGGCGCTGCTCAGGGCGGCGCGGGGGGAGACCTGGGCTCAGCTGCAGTTCGCGTTCTGGACGGGCCTTCGTCCTAGCGAGCTAATCGCGCTGGAGTGGGGGGATATTGATTGGATCGCTGGGGAAATCCGAATAGTTCGGGCCAAGACCAGGGCGGCCAAGGTTCCCGAGTCGACCAAAACCGCATCTAGCAGGAGAACGGTTAAGCTGCTTGGCCCTGCAAGAGAGGCACTGCTCAAGCAAAAGGAACTGACCTTCCTGGCCGGAAAGCATGTGTTCCTGAACACCATCACTGGTGAACCATGGCGACATGCCGGCTACATCTACCGAGTGATTTGGGTTCCCGCAATGAAAAAAGCGGGCGTACGGTGGCGGCGCCCTTACCAGAGCCGACACACATACGCCTCGATGATGCTCAGCGCTGGCGAAAATCCGATGTGGGTTGCTCAGCAAATGGGTCACAAAGACTGGACCATGATCGCCAAGGTTTATGGTCGCTGGATGCCCTCTGCTGACGTGGGAGCCGGAGGGCGCGCAGAGGCTCTTTTTGCAAGTAATGCCAGCGTTATGACAACATCATCTCTAGACCCCGCGTTGTAA